TAGGGATCGCCGAACCCCGCAAAGTTCCTAGATATCAAAGCCGAATGGGTGACCCATTTCGGCGGAGTCTCGTCTACTTCTTTTGCTTTTTTTTTGATTGGTCGGAGACTGGACTTTCCTCAAGTTCCGCGCCGATGAGCGAGAGAGCGATCTTGATCGCGTCTTCCGCCGTTCCCGCGAAATTGTCGGGAAGTCCCTCGGCGTTCTCCGCCCCGCCTCCCTTTGCGGCCTCCGCGATGATTTCGAGCGATCCATGGAGCCCGATAGCGTGGTGGACGATTTCGGACATCAAGCCGCGTCGGGAATCAAGGTCGCGAAGTGCGACGATCTTTTCCGCCGAATCAACTTCCGCGTCCTTTAGATCATCGATCAATCGTTTTCGCTGTTCAGACCAAAGACGATCGCCGATTGAGATCATTTGGCGCGGGGTCAGTCTTTCGAGCCATGCGATCTCGCCATCGGCGATCATCACTTCCATTCGTTGTCGCTTCATGGGAGAAGCATATCAGAAAACTATCAACCCGTCCAAGTTTCGGCGATTGTTCCTGTGAAGGAGAAGTCCATCGAGATAGTGCAATCGCCCGTCTTGGTTGATGAAACAGAGACACCCGAGATGATAGCAGTTCCCGAAAATTGTTCTCCAGTTTGACATATGAGGGTGATCGTTGCGCTCTCAGTCGAAGCGAAATTCGCTGCGCCGAGGGACGGTTCACTCTCGGTAGCCAAAAATCCCGCAATGCTCCCCGTATAGGTCGGGATACCGCCGACGAAATTCGACGCGGTGTCGCCGTATGCGGTTACGTCCGAGACAACTCGGCTGATCGTCATCGACCAACTGTTCGCGGTGATGTTGTGGTATGCGCCGTTTGGCAATACTCCGATCGTGATCGATCCTTCGTTTCCTACAATTCTTGACATTTTCTACCTCTTTCAATTAAGTTGATGTAGCCTCGATCGAGTAGATGCTCTCACTTGCGATGATTTCCTCGAAGACGGTTCGACGATCGCGATCCAGTGGAACAACCACTCCCCTATCGTAGCCACTTGGTGCAAGTTCGGCATCTTTCAACAGCGTGAACAATTTTTCCTCGATAGACCCTATCGCCGCCGCTCCGAGTCTGCGATGACCGAAGATGGTGAAAACGACCTGTGATTTGACGATGATTTCGCCATCGAACAATCCGGCGACGGGGGATGAGACGACTTCATAGGTCATCAAGGGCAACGCCTCGTCGTCCTTGCCTTCGAGTTCAAATATGCGACCGCCGAGATCATCGTACAGGGAGCCGCCGGATTGGTCGGCGGTCAATTTGGTGTATAGCGATGATTTGATGGCTTGGCTCATCGTTTGAAACTCTTTGCGGCTTTTGCCGTGATTCGTTGCGCGTTCAATCTTTTGACGATCATGCCCTTGGTTTTTCTACGCCAACCGAGACGACCGTCCATATAGTTTCGACGACCGCTTCCCGTTTTTCTTATCAATGTTAGAGCGTACCGAACATTCGTCCCGACATGCGCAACAAATTTCGTACCCTTTTGATACGCTTTTCCTTCGTGCCAAGACCTCGCGAGAGTTCCCGTTTTGTTGTATGGAATCTTCGATCCCTTGGGAGAGGGCGGCGGGGATTTTCCCGTCGTTCTCAAGACTGTTGCAATGTTCCGACGAAAGATTTTCGCCGACGCTTCCAGTTCTTCCGCAAGTGCTTGGAAGAAGGCTCTCTCGAAGTTGTCGAAATTGAGTCGAACTTCTACGCCCATTCATTCGACCTCCACAAGTTCGACGATCCTCTTTTGCATGTGGTTGTCTTTGTGCAGCATCAACGATCGCCGCGATCCTGTGACCTCGAAAGTCCTAGTCGTTCCCGTGTCGGGATCGTCGAAAACGATTCGATCGGTATGGTTGATCGTGATAGACGGAAGCAAATATCCGCGAGCGAAGATTTTCCCGCGTGGTCGTCCACCCTCGACGGCGGTATCTGCCGACGATGGAAAGATTGCGCATTCAACGTCGCTCTTGCTCAACGCATACGTCCGAATCGGGAATCCTCCCGCATCGACTGTCTCGGTGACGGTATGAATATCGACGGCAACGCCGAGACTTTGAATCATTCCTCGAAGACTCATTCCGCCGCTCTCCTCCAAATATCCATCCGCCGCATTTGATCGTCCCGAAGCTCCATCGCGTTTCGCGTCGAATACGAATATCCGTCGAGCGACTCACTCGCAATCGAGGGGTCGTGTTGCCCTCCGTGGTATGTCGCCGAGACGAGTTCCCACGCGATTTCCTGCAACGCCGGGGGGACGCTCGCTTGGGCGTAGCCTCCGTCATAATCGACGAAGATGTTTCCCGATCCTCGCGGGAATGTTATTGCGTCGGGGTCGAACGGATACCACTGTGTTTCCGATTGTCCCGATATCATGTCGATTCGACCGCTCGCCTCATCCACTCGATAGTCTGCGTCGGTCGCGTCGATATAGTAGAGTTGCGCGCTCTGCGAGAGTGCGTCTTGCCCTCCTTGCCTCATCATCTCATCACAAAGAATCGTCGCATCTGCGGTCGCCGTCCATCCTGTGATTGTTCCGATTTGAGTTGCCATGAGCGCGGTCGTTAGATAATCCGCGAATGCGATAGTCGTTTCGACTTCCGCTCCCGCCGAGTCCCATCTTTTGAGAACGATCGCGTCGTTTTGTACTTCGACGGTCGCTCGAAGATCGGTCGCGGTGGAAGCCGTCACGCTGATTGCATTCTTGCGACTCCAACCAAGGCGGCGAACCGCCGTGACTGGAAAGTTCGGAAGCATGATTTGAGCCGTCCCGCTGCCATCGATGAATTGTTTGTATGAAGCCGTGACGAAAGTCCGTTGGCAAAATGTCTCGATCCGGCTTGTCGCCGCGTCGAGAAGTTCGACGAGCATTCGATCGTCGTCGGTCGTCGTCAAGCGGAGATATCTTTTCAATGCCTGAAGGCTAGTGATTGCCGTTGTCGATGTCGCCATGTTTCGATCCTATGTTGTCGAGCGTGAGAGGCGGGACGAATCCCGCCTCCCTTTTGCTCAATCATTCACGGTGTCTTAGGCACTCGTAGCCAGTGCAACGAATCCGTCTCCGTCGTGAACTTGAATATCATATCGAGAAGTTGCACGAATGTTGATTTGGTCTTCGGCAAAGTTTACATGATCGCTCGTTGCGATTTGTATACCTTGACGGTCTGCAAAGACAACCGCATCCATCCAATTTCCAAAGTAGCAAGAGTCGATATCCGTTGCCGTTGCAATCGGGGCTTGATCGCTGAAGTTCACAGGGTATCCAAGAAGTTGCGCGCCTGTTGAACCAATACCAAGCGAATCAATTGTGTTCCCACCTGCGGCGGCGATTACTCGCAATACCACTTGAGAATAGAATTGTCGTGACATGATCCAAGAAGCACCCGCGTGGTACTTGTCTGCAAGCGTTCCCGCCGTTGAAACAAGGTTCGCAAGTGTTAAGGCTCCCCAATTGTCACCCGCACCCGTAACGAAAGAGTGTGCCTTGTGCTTGAGCCCTGTAACAGAACCAAAACTTGAGTCTCCATTTCCCTGTATGAATTCCTGATCGGCTTTTTCCGACATGCTCCGACCCATATAATCCGACAGCGTTTCCGACATTGACCAAAGTGCATCCTCGCCCAATTCCGCCGACCACTTCATGAGGGAAGCGCGCTTTTTGGCAACGCAAGAAATTGAGCCCCAAACTGCGGAGCTTTCTGTAATTGCCGCCGCCTCGTCTACAACGTAAGTTGTCGCGCCGGAGGTGAGGGAAGGAATAGCGAGAGTATCGCTTGTCATTGGGAAATTTCTTGCGACTTTTTGCACCAAGCCATGCTCACTCCAAACAGCGAGAATCGCGTCCGAAAGTGGATCGGGAACCAAATTCCCGCCCGCCGTTGCGGTACCTTCGTTTTGTGCTTTCAAGCCCGATGGAGCATTGTTGTTCCACCACTTGATCGCGTTTGGTTGCTTGAGAAGTTTTGCACCGATCCATTGTGCCGAAAGATATTGATCTTCCGCACTTTGGAAGTGCCTTGAGTGTTTTCGGTTTGATGTCATTTTGATGGCTCCAGTTCTCGGAAGTGCGTTGCGTGTTGCGTTTTTGCGAATAGCATCGCGAACACCACGGCGGATCGCCGCTTGCGTTTCCGCTTGGAGTTCCATTGCTTCTTCAACCGCCGGAACATTCGCGGAGGTCACGACCTCGGTCGCAATCATTTCATCCGCTTGAGGTTCGTCGGCTTCGGGATATCCCGAATGGAGGGAAAGAGTCGCGGGATCATCCGCCGCGAAGACGGCCGCAATATCCATCTCGTCGCCGTCGGCACCATAGAGAACCGAATCACCGAGCCAAGCCATCACGGCTTCGACGGTTCCTTCGCCCTCGAATGGTTCTTCGACTTCAAGTTGTTTGCATTGTGCGACCGACAAGTTTTTGATTTGTCGGAGCATTTGTTTTTTGTTTAGCATAATAAAGGTTCCAAAAGAGTTTCAAGTTTTACGAATTGCCCTGCTTCCAACTTCGCATCCGACCCGCTTTCGCTTCGGCTCGCGTCCATTATGGCGACAAACAATCAA